GTTATGCACTGACTTTTCAGGGAAATATCCTTTCAGTAAACTGTCAGTACCGGATTCTTATCCGTGTCCGGCGCACGACCACACGTGACAGCGTGTTGGTCTCCATTTTTAACCCAGAACCTCAATGGAGGATAAAATGCCAAACAAAAAAAGAAATCCGCTTATTGAAAAACAGATTGAATGCCTGGTAAATCAACTCAGGCAATCAGGGTTATTAAAAACTCATTCAGAGTTGAGGCTCACAGAATCAGCATTCGACGATAAATTAAATAATGTCCTTTATAATGGCATTATTGATTTTAATCGTTCTGTTGGTCGCCGCGGCCCTGCTGGTGTTTCCTTATAATTACCAGTCAATCCAGAGTGGACCGTGTTCAGCGTAAATATAACTGTACACATCCAGATTATATTTGTGGTCTGTTAAGAACAGGCCGCAAATACATGCCGAAGCTTCCAGTGCAGCGGCTCTGTTACTGAATAACCATGTAGCAACATTCCAGCGTTTTTCTGCATCCCAGTCTTTCTCAAGGCCTGATACCATGAAGAAACCGTTAGTGTTGCCATCAAATAATTCTGTTTCCAAATTTTTAAGCAATGCCTGATGGACTCTTGCCAGGTATTCCGCCGGAATTTCGCCACGAATTCTGATGAGATTGTCATAAACAAACATGTTCCCCGCATATGGCGATTTTTCTTTCTTGTTTTTTAAACCAGCATCATGAGCAAACTGATCAATTTCTTCTTCCGTTGGTTTCGTATTGATGTTTTGCGCTGTCGTTTCTGCAATTTTATTTGCCACACTCTCTGAGTCGTGTTTATTTATAGACGCACAGAAATACAATCCGGTAAACGCATCGCGCACATTACGAGCCATATTATCAGTGTCTTTTTTCGTTACCGATTCCAATTCAAGTTCGTTCAGACGATGACGAAGTGTGTGTGCTGCAATCTCCTGGATTGAAGGAGGTAAATCTTTAAATTCCATCGTCAACCTCATTAGTCGGAGTTTCTTGCTAACCAGCGATGCGCGCCAGCTTCGGTTTTAAACGATTTGCTTTTGGTATACGTCATGGCGGTGAATGTGCCGTCCTGATTGGGAAACACGCCACATACCAGAGATTCGTTGTTGCCAAGATCGATAGTATCCATGTTGACCTCATTTCCCCTTAACGCCGGGTGGCGGAACGTTTTATCTACTGCGCTTTGTATCAATCAACAACTGCCGTCATGTTCGTATGCCTCAGGCTGGCTACTTAGCCCTGTTCAGTGGCTGGATAACTCGAGGTATTGTCCAGCCGTTCTCTGGTGGGGCGTTGTTTGGATATGCTTATTAAACACAATTCGTTTTCTTATGTCAACACGAAATGTGTTTTGTGGTGGGTGTCATATGATGATGGTACAAAAAAGCCCGCTGATAGCGGGCTGATTGGCATATTACTGTGATAGCAAGATCATTACTCCGGTGGGGGATTATCTTTAAGCCTGCCTCTCAAATATTTTTCTACATACTCATCGATTTCTTTTAGCCGGACTTCAAATAGCTCAATCATTCGTTGTTGTTCTGAGCCAGGTAGCTGGTTAAACAACTCAAGAAGTTTTCGTTGGGATTCATTTAACCACAATTCAGAAGATTCCTGTTCTCCAAATAGGAGCTCAGGAGGAGATATGCCAAGTGCCTTTCCCAATACGACAGCGTCATGCACTCCAACATTTCTGCTGCCCGCCTCATAGTTACCTATACGCGATTGCGTCCATCCGCAGATTTCAGCAAGTTTTCCTTGAGATAAACCAAGCTTCTGCCTGCGCTCTTTAAGACGCATTGCAATTTTGTCATTGAGCCTACTAGCGGCAATTTTTTCGTTTTCTTTTTCCATTGCATCCTTGTATCACGAATCGTGATTCACATAAAACACAAAACAGCTTGACCATATAACACAAGGTGTGTTTAAAATTGTCATCGGAGGTTTTCAATGAACAAAATTTCAACATATCGAAAACAGCTTGGGCTGTCTCAAAGACAACTTGCTGTTCAGTTAGGGTGGATACAAAGCCGACTGGCAAATTACGAAGCAAATTTTCGTACCCCTGGACTAGAGGAGTGCAGAAAAATTGTTTCTACCCTTAATCGGCTTGGCGCTCATTGTGGACTTGACGATGTATTCCCCCCAGACGGTAAGCATAGCGAAAACAGCATAGGAGCGGTTGATTCATGAAAATCAGGCATGAGCACATCGAATCAGTGTTGTTAGCCCTGGCAGCCGAAAAAGGGCAGGCGTGGGTCGCTAACGCAATTACTGAAGAATATCTGCGCCAGGGGGGCGGCGAATTGCCCCTGGTACCAGGCAAGGACTGGAACAATCAGCAGAATATCTATCACCGTTGGTTGAAAGGTGAAACGAAAGCGCAAAGGGAAAAAATTCAGAAACTGATCCCTGCGGTTCTGGCAATTATTCCGCGCGAGCTGCGTCACCGACTCTGCATCTTCGATACCCTGGAACGCCGTGCATTACTGGCGGCGCAGGAAGCGTTGAGTACGGCAATTGATGCGCATGATGATGCAGTCCAGGCCGTTTACCGGAAAGCGCATTTCAGCGGCGGCGGGTCTTCCGAAGATTCTGTCATTGTTCATTAAGCAAAAGTTTCCATGCTGTTTGTGCTTATTCTAAGCCACCGGGCAGCATCATACGGGGCAATTATGGCCGCATTACCATACATGCAACTGTACATAGCTGATTACTTGGCTGACACCATGCATTTGTCAGCAGAGGAGCATGGTGCGTATTTGTTGCTGATGTTCAATTACTGGCAAACAGGAAAGCCAATACCTAAAAACAGACTGGCAAAAATTGCCCGTCTGACTAACGAGCGATGGGCTGATGTTGAACCATCCTTGCAGGAGTTTTTTTGCGATAACGGCGAGGAATGGGTGCATCTTCGGATTGAGGAAGATCTGGCATCAGTCAGGGAAAAATTAACCAAAAAATCAGCCGCAGGAAAAGCATCTGTTCAGGCCAGAAGAAGCAGAAAGGAAGCAGATGTTCAAAAAAAACAAGAGAGAAATTTAACAGGTGTTCAAACAGATGTTGAAGTGGTGTTTGAACATGATGTCAACACAAAGGCAACTAATAAAGATACAGATAAAGATCTAAAAACAGATCCCCCCCTAAATCCCCCCCGGGGGAATCGAGGTGTCAAAAAGTTTGACCCTCTGGATATTGCTTTGCCGAACTGGATTTCTGTCTCGCTTTGGCGTGAGTGGGTTGAATTTCGCCAGGCATTGCGTAAACCGATTCGAACGGAGCAGGGCGCTAACGGGGCGATACGGGAGCTGGAAAAATTCCGCCAGCAGGGTTTTTCACCTGAGCAGGTGATTCGACACAGCATCGCCAATGAATACCAGGGCTTGTTCGCGCCGAAAGGTGTTCGACCTGAGACGTTACTCCGACAGGTTAACACCGTTTCGCTACCGGATAGTGCGATCCCGCCAGGCTTCAGGGGGTAACAGACCATGAAAAATATTGCGACAGGCGGCGTTCTGGAGCGTATCCGCAGACTGACCCCACCACATGTAACCGCCCCATTCAGAACGGTTGCGGAGTGGCGTGAGTGGCAACTTGCTGAAGGACAGAAACGTTGCGAGGAGATCAACCGCCTGAATCGTCAGTTGCGGGTGGAAAAAATTCTGAATCGCTCTGGCATCCAGCCGTTGCACCGTAAATGCTCGTTTGCGAATTACCAGGTGCAGAACGACGGCCAGCGATACGCGTTAAGCCAGGCGAAATCCATCGCCGATGAACTGATGACCGGGTGTACAAATTTTTCGTTCAGCGGAAAACCTGGTACCGGGAAGAATCACTTAGCGGCAGCTATCGGGAATCGCCTGCTGAAAGACGGTCAGACAGTGATTGTGGTTACCGTGGCTGATGTTATGAGCGCCCTGCACGCCAGCTATGACGACGGGCAGTCAGGCGAAAAATTTTTGCGGGAGCTGTGCGAAGTGGATCTGCTGGTTCTTGATGAAATTGGCATTCAGCGCGAGACGAAAAACGAGCAGGTGGTGCTGCATCAGATTGTTGATCGCCGGACAGCGTCGATGCGCAGCGTGGGGATGCTGACAAACCTGAACTATGAGGCCATGAAAACATTGCTCGGTGAGCGGATTATGGATCGCATGACCATGAACGGCGGGCGATGGGTGAATTTTAACTGGGAGAGCTGGCGTCCGAATGTTGGTCAGCCAGGAATTGCGAAGTAATTTTTGTTGGAGGACGTTTTAATGGAAACTGTATTTGACGCACTGAAAGCAATGGGAAAAGCCACGTCGGTAGAACTGGCTGCGCGACTTGATATCAGTCGTGAAGAGGCTGTCAACGAGCTGTGGGAACTCAAAAGAAATGGCGTCGTTGATAAAACTGGTCACACCTGGTTTCTGGCTGGCGAAGGTGAATCCCGGGTAACCGAAGAGCGGCCAGTAAAATCTGAAGCACAGGATATGCTGACCGGGGAGGTCGAACAAAAAGTTACCGCAGACATGATGATTGAGTTTATCGGTCAGGATGGGGCTAAAACGTGTGAGGAACTGGCGGGTAAGTTCGGTGTCAGTACTCGCAAGGTTGCTTCCACGCTGGCGGTGGTAACCGCAACGGGGCGGCTGGCACGCGTTAATCAGAACGGTAAATTTCGTTACTGCATGTCGGGGGGTAATTTACCAGCAGATCCGAAAGCCGCGCCGGTAACGGAAAGTGATGGTAAGGCCTTTCCTCAGCCAGCAGGTGCTGCGTTACCAGTCCGGGAAGCCGCAACACAGGAAGAAATTAAAACAGAAACTGTGGCGGACATTGTGCAGCCGTTGCCATCGT